GTTTCGTCAATTATAACACTCTCAATAACACGCGGGTAAATTGATATCTCTATTGGTAAGCGCAAGTACAAAGCCCATCGGCTTGCTTGGCTTTATGTTTACGGCGTTTGGCCTACAAACAATATCGACCATATCAATCGGAGCAAGATTGATAACCGCATAGCTAATTTGCGCGATGTAACACAAGCGCAAAATGGGCAAAATAAAACAAAACACTGCAACAATAGCTCTGGGCATACAGGTGTTGTATGGCACAAAGCGTCGCAACGCTGGCGCGCCCGCCTTTGTGTAGATAGAAAAGATATTTACCTAGGGCAATTTAACGATATACAATCAGCCATCGACGCCCGAAAACAGGCGGAAGCCAAGTATTACCCTTATAAGGCTTACTAATGCAAGAACCAAGATATTCAGCGCAAGACGAAATGGCTCTAATGAGCCGTCTTTGGGCGCCCACGCTTAAAGATGATCCTTTAGCTTTTGTGCTTTTTGCTTTTCCTTGGGGTGAACCAGGTACGCCGTTAGAGCATTTTTCTGGCCCACGCAAATGGCAAAGAGAATTGCTTAATGACATCAAAGAACATATCAAGCAGAACAAAGGGCGAATTGACTTTGAAACTTTGCGCTCCGCTACCGCAGCAGGGCGCGGGGTGGGTAAGTCTGCGTTAGTGTCTTGGTTGGTAGTTTGGTTCATATCCACTCGGATTGGTGGTTCTGTGATTGTGTCCGCCAACAGCGAATCTCAGCTTCGTTCGGTTACTTGGGCTGAGATTACCAAATGGGTAGCTATGGCGGTTAATTCCTATTGGTTTGAAATTAGTGCTACAAGGGTTATGCCCGCCAAGTGGATTACTGAGCTAGTTGAACGCGATCTTAAAAAAGGTACGAGATATTGGGCGGTTGAAGGTAGATTGTGGTCAGAAGAAAACCCATCTTCCTATGCAGGTTTGCATAATCACGACGGCGTAATGCTGATTCTTGACGAAGCGTCAGGTATCCCCGACACCATCTGGGACGTGTCGCAGGGCTTTTTTACTGAAAATACACCGAATCGTTATTGGTTAGCTTTTAGCAACCCGCGTCATAACACGGGCTATTTCTACGAATGTTTTAACGCAAAACGCAATTTTTGGATGACCCGCAATATTGATGCCCGTGAAGTAGAAGGCACCGATAAAGCAATCTACGCGCAAATCATTGACGAATATGGATCTGATTCTTACCAAGCTAACGTTGAGGTTTATGGTCAATTCCCTTCTGAAGGGGACGATCAGTTTATTCCCGTAAGTTTAGTAGACGACGCAATGAAACGTGAAAAGGTAAAAGATTTAAGCGCGCCCGTTGTTATTGGTGTTGATCCGGCTCGTTTTGGTTCTGACTCGACCGTCATTGCCGTACGTCAAGGACGCGACATTATAGATATTTTGCGTCATAAAGGTGACGATACAATGGAAACAGTTGGGCGTGTAATTGAAGCTATTGAGCAGTACCAGCCCGCAATGGTTTGTATTGATGAGGGTGGTTTGGGAGCGGGGGTAGTAGACCGTCTGAAAGAGCAACGCTACAAAATAAGAGGCGTAAACTTTGCCAACCGCAGTAAAAATCCAATGATGTTTGGCAATAAACGAGCCGAAATTTGGGGTGCAATGAAAGAATGGTTAAAAATAGGCAGTATTCCAACCGATAAATACCTAAAAGCTGACCTCATCTCACCGCTGATGAAGCCTGACTCTAAGGGTGCGATCTTCTTGGAAAGTAAGAAAGACATGAAGGCACGTGGCTTGGCTAGCCCAGACAGTGCAGACGCCATAGCACTGACCTTTGCGTTTCCAGTAGCGCACCGTGAGAGCAAGAGTACAATTAAAAGACCGGCTTATTCAAGCCCGGGCGCTATGTCAACTAGTTGGATGGGAAGTTAAAAATGATGCGACCTTTAAATAACTGCGTTTTGATTGAGCAGGATTACGAAAAACTGTCAGAATTAATTGTTTTGCCAAAAGATAAGCTGTTTAGTGGCGTTATTGTCGCCGCTGGCGAAGGAAAGAAATTGCCAAAAGGCGGTTTAGAGCCTATGGATGTAGCGGTTGGAGACCACGTACTATTTGGTGAGCATAGCGGTCAAAAAGTTGTTTATGAAAATAAAGACTATTTGATGATGCGCGCCACAGACATCATTGGGATATTGGATTGATTACTAGGCAAAACGCCATTTCACAAGGTTTAGCTCGGTACTTTACCGGCAAGCCTTGTAAACACGGGCATATAGCAGAACGCTATACAGGCAATAAAACGTGTTGCGTATGTGGAAATGCGGGCGCTAATAAAGTAAAACAACGAGATCGTACAAAGTATATTGCACACGCAAAAGTTTGGAATAAAAAACACCCTGAAAAAACACGTGCAATAAATTTAGCTTCAAATCAAGCAAACCCAGCTAGACGTAATTTATGGACGGCTAACTACAGAAGTGCTAAAGATAACCGCACACCTGCATGGTTAACTGAGATAGACTACGAAAGAATTGCAAATGTCTACAAACTTGCTACACTACAGTCTAAAATAACTGGGACAATTTGGCACGTTGACCATATAATTCCCTTACGAGGTGAATTTGTATCTGGCTTACACGTGCCATCGAATTTACAAGCTATGCCAGGTGAAGACAACGTAAGAAAGAACAATCACTATGCCGTATGACCAGTCATCAATGAATATCGTTGGTAAAGTAGCTGATGTCGGCGGGAACCCTGCTACTACTCCTGAAGATAAATCAGAAGCACTTGCAACTATGCGCCACCGTTTTCAAAGGGCAATGGCTGCGTATTCAGAGTCCAGAGAAGATGAGCTAGATGACTTACGTTTTATGGCTGGATCTCCAGATAATTCTTGGCAGTGGCCTGCTGACGTATTGGCGACTCGCGGCTCTGTTCAAGGACAGACAATTAATGCGCGCCCATGCCTCACAATCAACAAATTGCCACAGCACGTCCATCAAGTAACAAACGAACAACGTCAGAACCGACCCTCTGGGAAAGTAATCCCTGCGGACGACAAAGGCGACATTGAAGTAGCTGAAGTGTTTGAAGGTATGGTTCGCCATATCGAGTATATGTCTGACGCTGATGTGGTGTATGACACCGCTTGCGAAAACCAAGTGACCTACGGCGAAGGCTACTTCCGCATTTTGACCGAATTCTGTACAGATAACAGCTTTGACCAAGACATCCGTTTAGGCCGTATTCGTAACGCATTTAGCGTGTACATGGATCCGATGATCCAAGACCCTGCTGGTCAAGACGCTGAATGGTGTTTCATTAGCCAAGATTTAGAAAAAGCGGAATACGAGCGTCAATATCCTGACGCAGCACCGATTACTTCGATTATGTCCCAAGGCGTAGGTGATTCTTCCCTATCCCAATGGATTGATGAGAACACAATCCGTATTGTTGAGTATTTCTACTATACGCACACCCCAACTAAGCTGAACTTGTATCCAGGCAACCAATCATTCTTTGATGGCAGCCCTGAAGATAAGAATATGAAGCAAATGGGCTTGAAACCCATTAAATCTCGCACTGTAGATGTCAAAAAAGTCATGTGGATGAAGTCCAATGGCTATGAAATCCTACAAGAACAAGAATGGGCTGGTAAATGGATCCCTGTGATCCGTGTAATTGGCAACGAATTTGAAGTAGATGGCCGTATTTATGTGTCAGGATTGGTAAGAAATGCCAAAGATGCACAGCGTATGTACAACTACTGGGTATCTCAAGAAGCTGAAATGCTTGCATTGGCTCCAAAAGCACCGTTTATCGGTTACGGCGGTCAATTTGAGGGTTACGAACAACAATGGAAAACTGCAAACACGACCAATTGGCCGTATTTGGAAGTTAATCCCGATGTTACTGATGGAATGGGCGCAACATTGCCACTTCCACAACGCGCTCCACCTCCTTTGGCACAAACTGGACTTATCCAAGCCAAAATGGGCGCGTCCGACGATATTAAGTCCACTACTGGACAGTATGACTCGAGCTTAGGCGCCACAAGCAACGAACGCTCGGGGAAAGCTATTCTTGCCCGTGAGCGTCAAGGCGATGTGGGTACATTCCACTACGGCGACAATCTCACTAAAGCAATTCGCTTTGCAACTCGTCAGTTAATTGACCTGATTCCTAAGATTTACGACACCGAGCGCATCGCTCGCATCGTAGGTGTAGACGGTGAAGTGTCTATGGTCAAGCTAAACCCTGAGCAACCTGAAGCGGTCAAGAAAATCGTTGACCAAGACGGCATTGTGATTGAAAAAGTCTACAACCCTAGCGTTGGTATCTATGATGTGGTCGCTACTACTGGCCCAGGTTATATGACCAAGCGCCAAGAGGCATTGGAAGCTATGGCTCAGATTCTTCAAGGTAATCCTGAGTTGTGGAAAGTGGCTGGCGATCTATTTGTTAAGAATATGGATTGGCCTGGCGCCCAAGAGATGTCTAAACGCTTGGCTAAAACGATTGATCCGAAGCTTATTTCCGATACCGACGAAGACCCTGCCTTGCAAGCTGCTCAACAGCAGATGCAAGCAATGGCTCAAGAGATGGAAGGTATGGCTCAAATGTTGCAAAACGTGGGTAAATCCATTGAGATGCAAGACTTGGAGCGTAAAGACTTTGAAGCCCAAATCAAGCTATTTGATGCTGAAACTAAGCGTTTATCCGCTGTTCAAGCGTCTATGTCACCTGAGCAGATCCAAGATATTGTTATGGGAACCGTGCATGGCATGATGGTGAACGGCGATCTCGTAACCGAGATGCAACGTGACACCGCAATGGATATGCAAGAAGAAGATCAGATGGAACAACAGATGGCGCAGCCTATGCAACCACAAGGCATGATGCCACCAGAGGGTATGCCCCCTGAACAAATGCCACCACAAGGGATGCCACAATGAAAGCGTGTGATTTTGTAGGTTTATTCTTTCTAGCCCGTGATGTAACCCATTCGGTTCACTTGAACACCCGTAGCTACTCAAAGCATAAGGCTTTGCAAAAGTTTTACGAGAATATTATTGATCGGGCTGACGATTTTGCTGAAGCCTATCAAGGCCGTCATGGTTTGATTGGCCCAATCAGCTTAATGTCAGCAAAGAAAACAGGCAACGTGACTGAGTTCTTAGAAGCACAGCTTGCTGAGATTGAAAAGGTGCGTTACGATGTGTGCGATAAAGACGACACACCGATGCAAAATTTAATTGACGCTATCATTGAGTTGTACCTTTCAACCCTCTATAAGTTGAGGTTTTTAGCATGAACCTATACGCCTCGCAGACCCAATACGGTAAAAACGAAGATTTTACCCTTCAAGTAGCTCGCGGATTAGTGCCAGGGCATACTGCGCTTTCAATTTTTGGGTACAACGGCGACGTAGACACTTCAGAAGAATCTGTTTGGCCTGACGGTAGCACCGTACCCCACCCAACTGTAGCTTCTGCATTAAACATTGTTTCTACTAGCACGGATGATGACGGTAGCCCAGTAGGTACAGGGGCAAGAACCGTATATATTGAAGGTTTAGATGGAAGTTACAACACTGTTAGCGAAACAGTAGTTTTAAACGGTACAACTAACGTAGCAACAACTCATTCATACCTTTATGTAAATCAGTTTTACGTAGCCACGGTTGGTACAGGCGGTGTAAATGCAGGTGAAATTACTGCAAAAGTGTCTACAACCCTTTACGATCTTATTGCCGTAGGCTACAACCAACGCACTACAGCGCACTATTGTGTCCCTGCGGGCTACACTGCTTATCTAACATCAGGGATTATTACTGCTGGTCAAGCTTCAGGATCGACTTCGGTAACTGCTTTTTTAAAGCAACATGGCCCAGATGGTATTTTGCGTGTTGGAGCCGTATCTACCTTAAACAACGGTTCAGTTCAGTATGACTTTACCTACCCATATATCATCCCTGAAAAGAATTGTATTGGCGCGTCTGCCATAGGCTCTGCGGCTAACAACTCAGTCAGCGCATTTTTTAACATCGTTTTAATTAAAAATTATCAAGGCTAATCATGGCAAACTACACTTATTCAGACGCAACCGTACAAGTAAAAATCGGTGCTGGCAAGCTTTACGGCATTTTCGTATCAACAACTTCTAGCGGCACATTAGCTGTTTATGACAGCCCAGCCGGTAGCACTAGCGATCCAAAAATCTCTGGAACAATTACACCCGCCGCAGGCGGTCAGTATCTAAGCTTTCCTAACGGAATCTTTTTTAATAAAGGTTTGTACATTGTTCTTGCAAATACAGCTACTTTTACAGTAGTCTACGAGTAATTAATTTTTAAATCGTACTGGTGCGACACACCAGGGTTTCTAAGGAAACATCGAAATGGACGAAAGTCAAGAAGTAGTACCAGCGGAAGTATCCGCGCCAGAACAGGTGGCAACGGCTGCACC